CAGCAGAAGCAGGCGTACAGGAAAGCAGAGCAGTCGGTTTCGGTCTTTACTCCGCTCTTGATGTAGGCATCCACATCCCAGTTGTTCTTTTCGAGCTGGGTGTACAGTGTGTTCCGCTGGCTTTGATCGTAGCCAACCAGATTGGACGCTGCCAGCTTCTGAGCGATTTCACATACTTTCTTAGCTACGGCGGCATCCTGATACCGGAGCGTGAAATCCCAGGGCTTGGAGTACCACGAGCGGGTGCAGACTTCTTTCCCGGTCTGATCTCCGGCCTGAGCCTTTCCGTCCCAGCCGGCATTCCCGTTTTCAGAGATGCTCGCATGACAGATAATCATTGTTCATCCTCCTTCTCGATGATTTGATAAATCGACTGAATGACTTTATCATACCCCACCATGGCGCACAGCCACGCCAGGAAGATCAGCGCAACCAACCGAGCGACTACCACAGCCGTCACAGAAAATCCCGCCAGGGCGACCTGAGCGCTCCACACAAGAAAAGAGACCGCCAAAGAGCAGCATCCCGCCAGTGTGTTTGCGTGATAGGATTTCCCATGCTCGGTTAGAATCTTCTTAACCGCTTCAGTCGCAAGGCTGGTCAGGGTGCTACACAAAAGCAGCATAACCATAAAACTTTCAACTTTCATCAAAATCACCTTCACTTTCATCTTCGTCTGAGTTTGTGTCTCCCTTTGCCGTCTTTGCAACGGTGATCGCAGCACCAGACACCACTACCCACTTCGCAAAAGAAAAAACTTCGCTGGTCAGTGTGCTGTCCAGCTGGTAGACGGTTCCGACCTGGAGCGATAGAAAACCCATGACCATATCCACCAGCGTGTAGATCAGGACAAAAGAACAAGCGCAGACAAGCATTTTGTTCCGAGTTTTCATCTTCTTCACGTCACGACCTCCCAGGTTCGCACCTCATCGTAGATTTTGTCAACAAATGAATTTCCACCAAGGGCTTTGTATGCGGCGTAGGACTTCATAAAGTTCTCGTACTCATACTGCCGAATGATCTTTTTCTCTCTGTTGTTGTAGTAGATGTGTAACATCTGCTGCCGGAGAATACACTTTTGCCCTTCCTTGATTTTCTCCAAACCAAAGATTTTCTCCCTGACTGGCTTTGCCAGCAAGAGAAAAAGTGTAAGGATGGAGGAGCACCCAGCGCATACCGACACGATTTCTTGGAATAGGTTCAAGTCCATTTCCTCCGTTTCTGGCACAAGAAAGAGCGGCCCTGCTTATTCAGCAGAGTCGCTCTTTGAGTGTCGAATTAAGACATAATCTTCAAGCACCTGATTTCTTAGGGCATCGCAGTTGCAGTATTTCATCAGGCCGAGATAGCTTTGGATCACGCTGCAAGCGTAGTCCAGGTCAACTTCACCTTTGCTGTAAGCATCTTTGACATAAGCAAGATGCCGTTTCATCTGCAAAGATGTGGATCGGCGTAGTTCTACCTTTTCAGGCCAGATTCTCCGCCCGATAAATTGTACCCCCTGCCCATTCGGAATAACAGCTGTCTTTCCGTTGAGTTGGAGGCCAAGTTCCGTTTGGAGATAGAAGTCAACGGCTCCGATCGCATCGTTGATCTGCGATTTTGATGGAGCCATAATAATCATATCGTCCATGTAGCGGATATACCTCGGCACTCTCAGAACACGTTTGATGTAGTGATCGAGCGGGGTTAGAACCACATTGGCCGTGGTTTGACTGATAAGACTACCCACCTGCATTCCGATTCCAGAAACAAGTTCTGCGTGTGTCACATCAGTTGCAGTTAATGGGAGGCCAAATGGTCTGCCATCTGTGCGGATCGCTGTTTCCAGAAACCACATCATATCCGGATCATCCAGAGGACGACCCAACTCACGCAACTGCACTTCAACCGGAATCCTGAAGAAAAATTTCGCAATGTCCATTTTCCCGATGTACCACTGCTCCGGTTTATGCTTTGCAATCTGCATCCAGTTTTGCAAGCAATCAACGGCTTTCTTGGTGCCACGACCCGGAATACTTCCATAGCTGTGCTCGTAAAAAGAGTTTGCATAGATCGGCCATAAGACGTTATATGCTGCGCAGTTAATTACCCGGTCATAAAAAGGTAGCGAGTGAATGATCCTGATCTTTGGGAAATACTCGTAGAACTGGTACGGAGTTCCGGTGTGGTAGGTTTTCCATTGGAGGCGGTTTACAGAGTCGATAAGATTTTCCTCAAGGTTGGCGGAATAGGCCAACACCTCTTGCCGGTATCTCTTGTTCTTCCGTGCCAGCAAGTAGCCGTCATACATATTGTCGAAAGTTGCGAATTGCTCAAAAATATGTCGATGCTTTTCCATTTCGCCAATCCCCTGAGGGCTGTGCTTTACAGCTGCCGTATCGAGTGCCGATCGGAACAGCGGTATTCACAGCCAGTATTTTAAGCCCCATTTTCATGAAGCAAGGACGCAAGCCCCTTAATCACCGCTGCACTGAAAGCAGACCCATGAGTCTGCAATATCTGGCTTGACGGTTAAGCGGAGCGGAACCCGATGTTCGTGTTCGTGTTCGAGCGAGTGTTGTTGCCGTTGAAGGACGCCAACCCATAGGTCGAGTTGTTCCAATTGCCACCGGAGTAGAAAGAGCGCTACGGCTTGCTCCCTGTGCCATGCGGCTGACCTTTGACGGATTTCAGCCAACCGCCTAACATCTTTCCAAGTTCTACCACCATTTCAGACCAAACCTCGTACTTTTTGATAGGCAGAAAGCCCAAGTTAAAGGAGAGTCGCAGATAAGCACGGAGCTTCATCAACTCAACATCCATATCTTGCAGGGTGGTTTTCTTGTAGTATTTTTTCTGCGCTTCGATACACCGCTCTAGGATGACATCCATGCAGTGCTTGATATCTGTGACGAGCGCAAACTTCTCGGATTTCGGGAACTGCGCCAAAGCCTGATAGCCATAAGTCATCATATCGAAGATTTTCTGGAGAATTTTAAGCTCCTCGGCCATCGGTTTCACGCCCTTCCCTCATCTAATATCGGGATTATAGCGCCTTTTTCAAGAAAAATCAGGACTTTGGAAGGAAATTACGAAATGCGTAATACCAAATTTTTAAAAATTTCGTTACCCGGCTATCGCCGGGTAACTCAGGAGACAGCGGCTCAGATTACAGTTCTACATAAGCGGAGCGGAACCCGATGGTCGTGGTCGTGTCCGAGCGAGAGCTGTAGCCGTTGAAGGACGCCAACCCAAAGGACGAGCTGTTCCAACAGCCACCGGAGTAGAAAGAGCGCTCAGATGCGCCATTGTTGAAATAACAATAATGGGAACTGAACAGTTCCCCTTCTGCATACATCAGCATTCCGAGATCCTGGAGAATCAGCTTTGCCGCATCAGAAATCGTACTATCGCACACAATATTTGCGAAAGTGCAACTACGGCCAGCATCCGCCTTAGTGGTGATGCTGGTTGAGTAGGTCAGTTTATTGTTGATCCAATCCATCTTGACAGACCCAGAAGTGGTGCCACTTCCGTTCGGCGTGATAAACTCACCGGTAGATGCATCGATGGCCATCCATGCGGTGGATGCAGCCGCCTGAGAGTAGGAGGAGTCTGCGGCGTTGTTGTCAACCAGAACCTGCAGCTCACCGTAAACGGTGCGGATGCCACCGCACCACTCCCATACGTTTCCGCACAGATCAGCAATTCCGGATGGAGTTTGATCATGGTACCACGTCAGAGGGCCGGTTCCGGTTGCGATGCGGCATATAGCGCCATTGCCATCCCGATAGGTTGGAATGGCCTTGTAAACACTCTCCGTGGAATGCCTACCGTAGTTGTTGTTACCGAGCGGCATCACTCCGTTGCTCTGACACCACCGCACCAGGGCGCCCCATTCCATACGGGAGATGAGATGCCAGCCAACGCCTTTCTTTGTACAGGCTGCAATGGCATTATCAAGATTGATGTTCACTTTGGGATCTTGGCACGGCAGAGAATACGCCCGATCGTTCTGCACGATATTCTGGAACTTGGAAATCCAGATACAATCTTTCTCTTTGCCGTTGACGATAAATGCCGGATGGACTGCCGTGCTGTCGCCCATGCCAAGCTGCTTGTAGGTCATCTTAGGAATCTTGACCATGATGCTCGGCATCCCGGTGTCATCGTACAAGATTTCGTTGCCGGGAGCAATGCTGGCCAATGCCAGCGCAGACAGGTCGAAGTTAGAGCTCATTGTGTTTTACCTCCTTAGATGGTGGCCCAGAGTGTCAGGGTCACAGAATCCATGTCAAGAGGGAGAGCAGTTTGATTCCCTTCCTGATCTGTTTCATACTGCCGGGCGGGAATGTCGATCTCTGCAACATAGGAGCGACCTGCTGCGGCACCGATGACAAGCTCGTGATCCATGTCATAGCAGACATCGATATGGACAGCTTCGTCCTGCTCTCGCTTCGCCAAGTTGATGGTCAGGTCATCATCAAAGGTGATCCGCTTTCCGTCAACCTCATATGCGATCTTGGTTCCTTCATTCTTCTCAATTACAATCATGGTTAACCTCCTCACTGCATTACGCCGCCAATGACGGTGTAGTTGATCGTAGCGGATGAAGCAGACCCGGTGAAAGCAATCTTGAAGCCGTTCCGCAGACGATCTGAGATGACCAAATCGCCTACGTTTCCGGTAAAGCTCACAACCTCTGTCAAAACGATGTAGTCTGCGCTCTCCTTTGGGACTTGCAACGCCACGGTTTTCTGGCTGTCGTTGAACGGATAATTGGAGCTGTTGGAAAGCGTAACCGTTCCGCTTTCCTTTTCCCAGCTCTGTTGTCTCAGGGCATTCAGCAGCAAGTTAAACGCTGCGTGGGCATCCCAAATACCACGCTCCATATTGTTGAAATGCGAGGCATCCTGATTTGTTCCTTGCTGCATCACCGTACCGGCGAGCTGGATTTTGTACGTTCCATCGCCGTTGGCGGTAATCAGGTAACAGTTGTCCGGATCAGTGACATGATCAAGCCATGTCGTAATATCATACATTGCTATCCCTCCGTAATCGTGAAGTCAAACCAGTAAAGGATGCCGGTTTGCGATGCAGAAAACTTAATGTTGCAGTCTGTATAAGTCCAAAGTTCCCCTGCGTTGCTGTACAACTCAACTCGACTAACGGTGAATGATGAATTGTTTCCTGGAATGACGAGCTGCGCTCGTACCGTTCCGGTAGCCAGTACCTCGACTTTTGACAGCTCTGCTTTGCTGTAGGAGCTGCCAACGAGGTACTTGGCGTAGCCGATCCTGCGCTGGATGTAGTTGCGCAGGTCGCTTAATCCTGCGGATGTGATCATGGTTGTTTCTGCCCTCCTTTACAAAACTCCGCCCTGCGACGTTCCGCACAGGCGTGTGGTGATTGCACTGCTGCCACTGCTGGTTGTGGCGGTGATAGCATCAGTCGCAATTTTTCCGGTCACGGAGCGCACCGGATATGTTCCGGCTTTCCTGCTGGTTAACAATGCATATCCTGATGTACAAGAGACCTTTATGCTACAACCGCTGAGATACATCACTCCGTCCAGATGGGAGCGGAAGGACTTGTACAGATCGACAGCTCGGGAGAAATCATCGTCCACAATCTCAATCAAAGGGTTCACCACATTGACCAGGATGCGGAAACAATACGGATCACCGCCGTACTCAAACCATTCTTCAATCAGTGCGCCAGGATAAACAGATTGCACACCCTCCAGAACAGCCTTCCTTGTGCCCAAGTGACGATGCACATTAAACGAGGACAGGATCAAATTACGCTTGACTTCCACCGAATAGTCATAGTTGTACCAATCTACTTTGAAGTCCTTGGCCAGAATATCCAGAACGCCCTCTTGTGCATTGCTCAGGTTCGGATAAATCAAGATGGACTGGATCTCATCTGCTCGTTGTTCCAAAACTTTGGAAACGGCACTTGCGATAGCCTGCATCTTTGGATCATTTTGGAGCACAGTAGGAAGAGATTGCAGAATGTTCTTGGCTGTCAGGCCATACGCATCATTCATTTTCATATCCTCCGCTCGTGATCGTCACTTGACGCACCTTTGCGACTTGAGGCACAGTCCCATCAGAACCATCAGCCAAGGATTTGTAAGCCGGAGCGGCAACATCAACACGCTTAATGCCGGTCTCCATCAGAGTAGAAATCAGCCTGGACGGGTTAATATCTCTCCCCAGCGCACCAGCCTGCCACAACTGATAATCCTCAACCGCCGTGTTAACCAGATCCGCAATCTCCGATGCGGAAAGCGAGCCGGTTCGATTCACGTAGTAGGTGACGTTGATGTCATACTCGACCTCTTCCGGATCTTCTACTGTGACATAATCTGTGAGCGGTCTGATCTCGTCCTCGTTTACGGCATCCTCCACAGCGTTTTTGACTTCTGTTCCGGCGATGCTGCCGTCGTCCATCAGCACATAGAGGACTACCTTTCCCGGTGACGGCGAGGAGACCACCACATCTGCGATGTCGCTGTTTACAGCCTTGGCATGGTAAATGTAACCACCTTTTGAGCCCGCCACGCTGTAGGCATCCTGACTGTCTCGGAGCAGCTCGTAAAACTCGTCGTCTGACGCTTCATCGGATCCGTTGCCGGATTCCGTAATGTTCTCGCAACCAGAATAGTAGTCATACAGATCAACTGCTGTGTTGATCTGTCCAGCCTTGAAGCCGTTCCCGATCACGCCGGCAGTCTGACATTTCGCCTGCAGATCTGCATAAGTTTGTCCGCTCGCCACATAGGCCGCCTCGGTTGTCTCCCAGACAAGAGTTCCATCGGAATCTGTTACTCTTGTTCCCTCCGGAATCAAAACTGCGGAGTCCTGCGGCTCTGAGATGTAAAATCTCACTGTGCAGGTGGCTGCCGTCGCCTCCGGTCGGTCTGTCATGTAAAACAGCGATGCCAGTGCATCTAGGTTCTCTCCCTCCGCACGGGACGGAAGATTTTGATTTCCGACATAATTGGTCAGCGCCCGCTCTTGCAGGATGATGCTGGCAACCCAAGAAATGAAAATATACTCCGGGCTCGCCGGACGAACAATCGTGCCAGTGATTGCTTCATAAGCAGAGGTCAGCTGATCCAGCAGTGTGTCGGAATCTGTGTCCAAGAATTGATATTCGGTGTCCCTAGCCATTGATCGTCACCTCCACAATGGGAATCAGTTTCTCCGGAGTGGTCGCATCCGATTGGAACTCCACTCCATCGACTGATGCACGAGGTTCGTAGGTTTCCACAGCCTCCTTGATGGCAGAGATCAAGAGTATCTGGGCAACGGGAGCGGGTCTGTCGACAATCTCAGGCGGGATTCCCAACCCCCTGTGCATAGGCACTTCTCCCTGCTTTGTGCTCAGGATAATCGCCACGTTCCTAAGGATTTCCGCAACGCTGCCATCCTCTACACCGGTCAGATTGCCCAGATCAAGGGCAGATACTTTATAGGACATTTCCACTCACCTCACGATTTCAGATATTCTTGTAGAACCAGTGATACGCTGATTCGGGTCGGATCGCCCTTCTTGTCATAAGTCAGCACAGTAGCTTTGTGGCTGACGATGTTCCACCGGTATTTGCCGTAGGTTCTTGATCCGAGAACAAAAGAAAGTGCTGTGCCAGCTCTCTCGTAGTTCCAGATTTTAACCAGCTCAGTCATAGGCTGAACACCGGCGTACAGAGAAAGCTCCATATCGAATGAGAGCGAATCAGGCTCAATGCCAGTCATCTCTGTCAGCGCATTATTCAGGTGTCTCTGGTGTGTGCTATAGCTTGCATTCCCACTCCACACCAGATTATTAAGCGTTTCCACGACACTGTCCGACACCTGGAAAACGATGTCGCCTAAACTGCCCAGTTTCATCAGATCCCTCCTAAGACATAGCCATCACCGTTAAACACCGGCAGATAGAGCACAGCCACAGTGTCATTCACGCCCGGCATCCAGTAGCCAAGCGTTGCAGTGTGCTTATGAGCTGGATCACCGGCGGAAGAGACAGAAATTGACGCTCCAAAATGCTGGAGGACAGGAAGCCAGCCCGATGTCATGTCAACGTCACGAAATTTGACACGGACTTTTCGAGCGGAGCTGTCCTTGTCAGTCACGAAACCGATACGGACGAGGCCGTTGAAAACAGATTCATTCATGCCGTCGCCTCCTTATGAGAAAGTTCCAGCATCGACCCAGCCATAGACCATCGAGCTGGAATCGGTGTGGATCAGGTGATAGGGATGCTTTGCCCCGCTGGCAATAATGGTTATTTTGGCAGGGCCAGCCTTTAGGTTGGTTCTGGTTGCCTTGGAGGCCGTGCTACTGACGTAATGCGACCCGCCTTTGAATTGCACCACATCGCCAACTTTGTATGTTTTTGTTGTCGGTGCAGTGGCGGATGTGCCACCGGTGCGGTAATCGGTAACCAGCACTTTTCTCAGTGTAACGTCAGTTCTGTAGCCACTGTTGTTGACTGTGTGTTTAGCCTGAGAGACAATATATTTTCCATCCCACATTCCCCAGCCGGACAGGTTGACCGTCATGCCTGCTACGATTGTGGGATTTCCTGGCAATGTAAAACTTGCCTGGCGTTCATACTTGTTATGTAGCCGGAGATAATAGGCTGCCAGCGTCTTTGCCTCTGCAATGGACGCACAGTTTGCCTTAATCTCCAACTGCTGATTGCTGTCTGAGTCCTCGTCATAATCATCCACATAGGCGGTGCCCTGGATCAGGGAACCGTTTGCTGTGGTGTAACTCACCCGGCACGAGGTGTACTGTGTATCAGCCGATCCGGTAGACAGTTTCCATTTTAGGTAGCTACCGCCGTTCTTCTTGATGGTTATGGTTGCGCCTTTTGATTCGTAGGTCGCCTGGTCAAATAGCACCAGCTGGTTGTTCGTTGCCTTCAGGCTGATCCCTGCGGCATGACACAAAGTTGATAGGAAATCAATGTCCGAGGTCAGATACTGCTCTACTCTGGAATAGCTTGGGTCGTTGGACGAGGAGAAAAGACATCCCATGCCGTTTTTCTTCGCCATCTCCTTAGCGATTCCGGAGAGGGTGTATTTTTCCCAGGCTCTGGTTTTCTTGGTCTGCCTGATGGTAGACGTGTAGGGCAAAGATGTAGCTTTCAGCGTCACGGTGGACGGAGGGCCGTCTGCCGTCACGCTGTCAAGCTCAAATGTACCGCACTCCAACAAACTGTCCTTCCCATCTCCATTCCAGTTCTGACGCAGGATGGATGCATTGATTTTCAGTCCATTGGAGGATGTGGTGTCACTATCCGATTTGCCAGATAGCTTTTGCAGGATTGCCGCCCATGTCTTGGGGCCGCAGATTCCGTCCACACTCAAACCAGAATTTTTCTGGAATGATTTCACGGCTGTTTGTGTCTCGGAGCCAAACTTTCCATCTGCACCATACTTGGGCAGAGAATACCCCAGCTTCATCAAATCCTGCTGCATGATCTTGACGGTATCTCCACTACTTCCTTTTTTCACCGTCGCATAACTGGTGGCGGTGGTAGCGGTGCTTGACTTCGTGGTTGTCGTGGTAGAAGATGCGGCTCCCTCCACAGCTTTTTCAAGCCACGAAAGAAGCCAGTTTCCTTCTCGATCCTGTAGCTTGATTTGAAGGTCGTCCGTTTCGTCCTCCTCGTTGTCCGTGTAGGTAAGACTCAGGAGATACGGGTAGATTGTCGAAGTAATGTCCACGCCGGCGAAAGTCACTTCGACGCTTGTTCTCCTGGCTTGGTTCGCATTACTCAATCGTGTGCCTCCTTCCACGGAACGGCGGGGGTGATAAGATCGGTCTCACTGACCGTGGGAATTTCCAGGACAATGCCGGCTGGAAAGGTGTAGTATTCCAAATGCTTTCCATTGGCTCGCATCAAATCACCGGTGTACGATTCGCTGCCAAGCACATTGGCTGCGATCTGATCCCACATATCGCCCTGTTTCGTTGTGTATGTGCTCATCGGTAAGACCTCCTCAATGTGTCGGTCAGATCATCCTCGATGACTTCCAGGATAAAATCACGCAGCTCATCATTGCTGTCCTGGAGAGCAGTGCGCACCTGAGTTGCATTTGCAGAACCGGACACGTTGTAGACCGGTGACAAGTTCAGCTGCACGGTGATTCCGCTGTTGTTCCCTCCAATAGCCTCAGCGGTTTTGGCGGAGACCACCCCGTTCAGCGCCTCAACAAGCTGCGGCACAAGTGTTACGATCTGCATATCGTCCAAATCAGATAGCTCGCTTGTGTCTGCCTGCACCATTGCTGTTGCCGTGAGATTATCAAGCGCACTTGTGTCACTGGTGGCGGTGAGTACAAGGTCAACCTCCGGGACAGCATCGGTCACAGCATCAGCCATAAGCTCGGCTTCGTCCAGCACATCATCAAGACCTGCATCAACACCGTTTATCAAGCCTTCGTCGGCAAACAAACCGGACTGGAATGTGCTCTTCCAGGGTGATCCTTCTCCGGCGGCGGCCTTGAACGACGAAATGAAGGAGGTTGCCAGCTTAACTGCGACAGCATCTGCACTGGGGATCATCCCGTTTACGCCGTTGATAAATCCTTGGACAGAATAGGAACCCGAGGAATACATGGACGAATACGCCTCTGCGTTTGAACTGAGTGCGTCCCCGATGTCACTGCCGGAAGTTTCCACCGACCCAAGCAGAGAACTGATGCCCAGAATGTAGCCGTTCACATTCTCGCTACCCTCCGACTCCATCAGGTCTTCTACATCCACTTTTTCCAGCAGAGAGTTTGCGATGTCGGTTGCCACTTGACTTACCTTGATGTAGCCCAAGGCCACAGCATCAGAATAAGAGTTAACGACCAACGTACCGGTTTCGCCGGATTCAGCGGAAACATCCAAGGCTGCTGTGCAGGCTTCTGATAGGGACGCAAACGCTGCTGCACCGGCTTCTGTTGACGATTCCAGTGTGCTGATATAACCGTCAATGGTTGCCTGTGCAGATGCGGCAGCCTCTTCGCTCAAATCCAGTTCTTGGATGCTGTCCGTCATTTCTTGCGTGAGCGTTTCCATCGTAGATGAGAAATTTGTGGAAACGTCCGCAAGGCTGTCCGATGTAGATTGCTGCACGTCCTGCAGGGCTTGCCAGTTCGCAACCATTTCCTGGAGCTCGGTGTCCGATGCGGCAGCCATGCCGGCAATAGCATTTACGGAGTCTGTGGATCCGTCTGCAAAGCTGGCAATCATCTCGTCCAGACCGGCAATATCATCCGTCCTGTCAGACAGAGCGGCTAGATTGTCGTTGTAGTTGCTCCAATAGGTTGTCTGGTTCTTTAGATTCTCGTTTATGGTGGACGCACTGGTCGCAACCACCTTATCCACTTCATCCCACAGATCGTATTGACCGCTGATGCTCTTATAGGCAGATTCATACGCCGTGTCGTAGGCATCCACAAGCTCTTGGACTTTGGTCGTAACATCAGATGCAACACTGCTGATGGATGCCAGCTCTGATGAGTAGTCGCTGGACGCATCGGATCCGCTTTCCTGGGCATCGGTCAGGTTGCTGACGGCTTCTTCTGCCAGCGCAATGGCATCCTCAGCTTCACCCACGGCCTCCTGATCTTCGGCAATGGCTTTTGTATAAGCCTCAACCTCATCCTGTGCGGCATTGATCTCCTCGGCGTTGGACTCGACCGAGTCATTCAATGCCCAATACTCCTGCGATAGTTCGGAGTTGGCAATAGCCAGATACTCGGTTACGCTGTACGCTGTTCCGTTTGCCTGGTTGTAGGCATTGGTCGCATCGGTGTTGTCTCGGATGATTTCATTCATCCGGTCAATGGTATCCGTCTGCTTCTGTTCAGCCTCGGATAGCTTCATCTGGGCGTTGGTCAGCCCGATGGAATTTTCCTCTGCCTCCACCAGCACATCAGCGTATTCTGCATAGATCGCTTCGAGCTGATCCTGCATCGCCTGAGCAAGTGCATTTTCTTTCCACGCCTCGGTGTTGGATCTCAGCGCCTCTGTTCCGCCGTTGATGGTGTCCGTTTCCAGGTCAATGTAGTCAGCCAGATCGGGCACCAACTGGCAGAGCGTATATAGCGTAGCGTGATACTGCTGCTGCGCCTCGTCAGTGCTCAGGCCAGCGGACTCCAGTTCCTCCAATTTAGAGATGTACTTG